ATGGTTCTAATTCAGGCTTTTTAAATGGATTACCTCCATTACTATAATTATCTAAATATTCAATGTATTCTCGTCTATCCAATCCTGGACGACCATCAGGCCTAACTCCTGCATCTGCTGCATCTTGTTCATCTTTAAATTGATCAGATCCATCAGCTTCTACAATATGTGAAAATAATGACCATAACGGATCAGATGATCCATCATCTGACTGTATAGATGTATCTCCAGCTGCATTAATTACAGTAATTGCTTTAGCTTTTACTAACAAATTAATATATCCTCTCGTACCATATCTTCCTTGTCCTTCTTGATAATCACTTAATGCAGGAAGTCCTCTTCCGTCTGTAAACGATGGATGGATTTCTGCATATAATCTCATTACAAATGCAGATGTTACTTGTTTCCAATGTCCATTAATCATCATACGTAAACCAAATACTGCATCATCATATCCAACACTTGTGCCTCTATTTACTTCTGAGGAGGAATATTCATCTGCTGGCCAATCTAAAATAATCATTTTACCTTCATACTCTTTACGTAATTTTTCTCGAGTAGTTTGTCCCATAAATGCTTGATCAAAATATATATCTTCTAAATCTTCTTGTTGATATAAATCAATTCTAGGGCCTAATGCTGATTCGGATATATTTTGTCCACGTAGATTTTTAGGCTTTAAATAATCTCCTGGATCTCTTTTAAATGGTGCTTTAGGTTCATATAAAGATCTAAATCTAATATCAGGTGACCATTCTGATGAACGATCTATTACTGCACCATACCCTAATCTTCGAATAAACTCATCAATAGGTAATTCTACTTCTCCATTTTCATCTGGCTCACCGTTCATGTTTAAATCAAATAGTTCAAACTGTTCATCTGTTGCAGGTTTAATAGACTGATATGTCTCATCAGCTTCTACTAGCATTACTTCTAATGTCTTATAATTTGGTATTGGATATGCAATTCCATTAATTGTATAAAATACACAAAAGATATTTGAAATGTCATCTTGGTCTTCATCACCTAATTCCATTATGAGTTCAGGTCCTTCTTGAATATAAAGATCATGCATATCTCGTAAATTAAATGGACGATTTGCTAAGAATATTCCTGATTCTCCTCTTTCTACAATTTCTATTGGTTCCTCTTCATCTGGGTCTTCAAAGTATTCCCACTCCTCATCTATAATTTCATCTAACTCATCTTCATCAACAGTAGGAAATGAAGATTTCATTTCATATTTAGCATATTGATCATGTAAAACTTCTGATCCAGATTCTGCACCCGCATGTATACGACCATCCATCCTTTCACCATCTTTAGCTCCTATCATTTCATGACTATATTTAGGTACTACAGATAATACACCAGTCGGTGTACGTGTTAGTTCTTCTAATACTTTTGAACTTGGTCCAATTGGCTTTACTGAAATTCCGTCTGTTTCTCCTCCTAATGTACCTTGTGTATATACTGCATCATTAGGATATTCATTTGTCATTATCTGTAATAACAAGTCATCCCCAGATGGCTTTTTCGTTTCTGTATTTTTTCTTTCTGTATACTTATTTGCCATTTTATCTCACTACCTTAAAATAAAAGTCATCAAATGTTTGTGTATCCTTTGTTCTTATACATTTTATTTGTATCTTATAATATCTTTCTGGCATGAAAGAATCCATTCTTAAATCAATATAACTTCCATTTTCATCACTTGATACCTTTGTTGTTGAATTACTATATATATTTTCATCTTTTATAATAACATCATTTGTTACTGAATCATATATTGAATATGAACTTGATACAGGAAGCCTTTCATCTGTTTTATAAAAAGATGATGTTGAATATGTTTTTGTTGGATAGTCAGGACGGACTCCTATTCTAAGTCTAGCAATTTCTGATGTTCTATATTCGTTTTTAATATTTTTGAAATAAGTCACATATGTATCAGATGTTATATTATTTGTTTCAAGAGAATTTTTATTTTGATCATCCCAACATACTTCTAATCTTGGAACAAATATTGTATGTGACTCTCTTCCAAAGAATTGTAATTTACCTAACACTTCTCCTGATATCTCATCAGCTGAAGGGCGTTTTACTATAAATCCATTGTTAGTACTTGAACCACTCTTTATCCAATAATTAACTATATCAGTTACATCCATTCTTATATCAGGTGACTCGTTTTGAAACGATTGAGATGCTTTATAATATGATCCAGTTACCCAAGTACCACCACCAATTGAAGTTTCAGTAGTACCCATTTGTCCAACACTATGGGCTGATCCAGTTTTCCATTGATCTGCAATATCATTGCTTGAACGATAATACCATGATGCTCCATATTTTTGAATTGGAAGATCAGAATAATTTCCACCTCCATTTACCCATGATTCAGATACTGGATATGCATTTATATCATATGACTGTAATAGATCTGTTGCATTAGCTGCATATAATTTTAGGTATGCGGAGGCTGATGTGTTTTGATTTTTATTAAATGATGGAATTTCACCGCTAGTAACAGCTGTTGCAATTTTTGTAATTTCACTACCAAAGTCAATTAAGAATCTACTATTATATGTATTACCTTGTATCTTGCCTTGAAAATTTGATCCAGAAGCTATTTTTGTTAGTTCTAATATTTGATCAATACCAGTATTTTGTTCTGGATATTTTTCATATAATGTTGTATCTTTTTCTGCGTAAAATAATCTTATCATAATTTGTCCCTTAAGGTTTTACCACTCTTCCTGAAATGTCGGAGTTCAAATATTTTACTTCAAATATACTTGGGTCTAATGAAGGATAAACTATTCCATTTCTAGTAGCCGATTTAATATCATATACATTACCAGAATATCCAGCATCTGTATCAAATAAATTAATTATTTCAATTCCGGCTACACTTTGTACTCCTTCTACTGTATCTAATTCTGTTGTTAAATTTGAAATATTAAGTGCTCCATTAATTTGCATTCTATCAACATCAAAGAGTTGTTTTAATCGTTCAATGCACCTTAATATTACTTCATTACTGTTTTGATTTGGTCTAGGAATTATTTCAAAATCAATACCAATATTAATTATAAAAGCATTTTTAATATTTATTGCATCTGTCAATATTCTATGTTCAGATAAATACGTTCTTAAATTTTCTTTTGTTGCATTATTTAATTCAGTTAATTGTTTATTATTATTATATCCTAAACAATACATATTTAATGCTAATGGATTACTTACAACATCTCTTGGATAATCTTTATCAGAATTATCTAATTGAGAATCACTTATTATATATACTTTTTGTACAGATCCATATCGTGCAGGCATTGAATATGCTCTAACTATATAATCTTCCCTAGTAACTGCTCTATTTTGAGAAACAAATGCTGCAGCTGCCTCTAGTCTAATATTTTCTAGATTTGGTTGTGCTGAAGCTCCTCTTGCTGGTTCTGAATTTGTTACGGCAACTGAAGCTTTTGTACTATCTAAGTCAATTGTTGAATTATCATTTAAATAACTAACTGAATTAATTGCAGTAATTGTATTTACATTAACATTTTCTTTAAGATCTCCGCCAACTGTATATGTTACTGTTAATGTAGTATCAGATGGAACTAACCCATATGTACTAGTATATAAGAAATTACTTGGATCAATATTAGTAGATGTTGTGCGTGCTAAATAATCTAATCCTAATCCAACATTTTTTGGATTTGGAATTATTTCTTCATCTGCATCAGATGATATACCCGATCCAAATTGTAATTCTGTTTTTCCATCTCCTCTCACTCTAGTTGTAAATCTTCTAGGAGTTTTTCTTAACTTTAAAATATATGGAGTTGCTGAACGATATACTGATAGTTCAGGGTCATTAAATTTTATATTAGCAATATCTTCAAATACAGTATCTTGTGCTAAATAATCTACTTGGTACCATTCATTTCCTGCGGTATCGGTAACAGATATAATATCTAAGAATTTTTCTGTAGGTAGTATTATTTTATCAAACTGTTTTGGATTTCCAGAAAATTCAAATGTATCTATTTTTACTTCTCCTGAAACAATACTAGTATCTTTTTGTAACAAATAATATGTTACGTTACCAGAACCATCAATTGAATATGTTGATATATCTATATCTGCAGTATCATTAAAATCTACTATCTCTAGAGATCTAAATAATGTACCATCTTCGGATGCAAATGTTGATCCAGCATTTAATGTTAATGCATATCTCATATCTGGTCGAGCCGCGGCTCCTACTCCAATTGCAGGAACTAATTGAAATACATCTAACGTTGTTGTTGCGGCCGATCTCAGTTTTGGTTGATATCCAAACATCTGAGACAATGCAAATATATTTGATTGTTCTGTTGCTGTAGTAAGATTTCCTTCTCTAAATGCTTGATCTGTATAATACGATAAAACATCTCCTACATATGATGCCATCTCTATAAACATCATACCAGGTGATGATTCGTTAAAATCTTTATATGTATCTGGGAAATATACTTTTGCGAAGTTGATTAAGTTCTGTCTAAATTGGCCAAAATCTTTTCCTACATACTTTACGTCTTTTTGTACTAACGCCATATTAATATCCTCCTATCTGTGTTAATTGTGTTGTGGCTATTTCTGTAGATTCTTCTACTTCGCTAACAACAAATGTATTTTCGTCTACTAGAATATTAATTACTAAGTTTGATCCTACCTTATCAACTTTAAAACTAATACTAATCATAATATCATGTTCTAATTGTGATATTTTTATATTACCAATTGTTATATATGGTAACCAATATTCAATATCTCTTGTTAATGTATCTACTATACGACTTTCTAAGTCTGAAACATTTTGTTCAAACAACAATGCCCGCAATTCTGTTCCAAATAATGGTTGCATATATCGTTCACCTTTAGACGTCATTAATAAATTTTTAATATTACTAATAGCTTGTTCTTGTGTAGAATATGTTGATACAAATACAGATCCACCATCTTCAATTGCTGCATTATATGCAGAATCAATTGATTTTTTACCACTAGGTTTATTAAATGGTAATGAAATACCTAATGGAATTGAATTTTCTGATTTAATTGGTCTATATTGGTATACTGGTCTTCCCATTTATTAGTTTCCTTTTTTCTTGCTAATTGCAGTCATTAATGCAGAGTAATCTTTTGTCATTAAATCTACTGTCTTTGCAACATTTTTGTTTGCCATATTTACTGGTTCGCCATTTATACCTGATGTTGCTAATGGTGTTGTAGTCAATGTATTAGATCTAGAATTTGCAAATTCATCTGTCATATTTGTTTGATATGCAGCTGGTGCATCATTCATTGTACTAAAATCTGCATTTGTTGCTGTCTCATTTAGTATATCATTCAACATTGAATCTTTAACAAATTTCTTTTTCTTTGTTACAGGTCTACGAGGTGATTCAGTAATATTATGAAGATCTATTCCGTGGTCAATTACTTTTTTATGATTTACCTTAGTTTCATTTAATGCAACCTTTAATTCTTTACGTACAACTGATTGTACTTCTTCTCGTATAACTTTTCGTAATAGTTTTAAAAATGATTTTGTTTCCA